ACCTTCCCTGCGTTCCTGCCAGAAAAGACCCGCATGAAAGAAGGCGAGGCATGGTATGTCAACACAGGCTCGTTCATCGTTGACCGCTTTGTAGACGGCAAGCCAGCCGCTAAGTCCAGCAACGTCGAGTATGTGCTGTTCATGATGCTGGACGACGTCGGCACTAAGTCGAAAGAGCCGCCGCTTGCGCCGACATGGGTGTTGGAAACCAGCGAAGGTTCGTTCCAGTGGGGCTACGCATTCAGCGAACAGCCACGCAAGGGCGACTTCTGCGCTGCCATCAAGGCTATTGCCGATGCTGGCTACACCGATCCGGGCGCGACTAACGCCGTCCGCAACTGCCGTATCCCCGGCAGCATCAACATGAAGCAAGGACGCAATAACTTTGCAGCGCGGCTGGTATCGTTCAACCCTGAGCGTGAGTATACGTTGGGGCAAATCTGCGAGGCGCTGGACGTTACGCCAGAGGAAGGTGACACAGCCGACTATAAAGCCGTGCAGTTGCGCGACACTGGGCTTGACAACGTCCTGACATGGCTTGCGGACAACAACCTAGTCCTGTCGCACATCAACGCTGACGGCTGGTGCGGCATCGTCTGCCCTAACCATCAGGAACACAGCGACGGCATGATTGAGGCGCGTTACAAGCCGCTGGATCGTTCGTTCTGCTGCTATCATGGGCATTGCCAAGACTTAGACAGCCGCACCTTTCTTGATTGGGTAGCCAATGAAGGCGGCCCGAAGGTAACGCCGGGCTTGCGTGACGAACTAATCGCTGAACGTCTGGCGTCGATGTATGAGAAAATCTCACCGACCGAAGCGTTCCCTGATGAGGCCGCAGCGCGCGTGCGTGAAGTCGAAAAGAAAGAAGCAGGACGGCTGGAACAAAGCGAGTGGTTCGAGCGTTTCGCCTATATACAGTCCGATGACTGCTATTTTGACATGGTGACGCGTCAGGAAATAGCCCGCAACGTCTTTAACGCCCTGTTCCGTCACGTTGACTGCAAATCCATTCACGGCAAGAAGAACCGCGTGCAGGCGTCCATCTATTTTGACGAGCGCCGGCAGGATCGCGGTGCGCCTGCGCTGTCGGCGGTGACGTTCGCCGCTGGCGATGACACCTTGGTGACGCGCGACGGGTTGGTCTACGGCAACCGCTGGGTTGACGGACGCCCTGACGTGTCGGCCAGCGACAAGATTGCAGACCATGACGTTGAGCCGTGGCTCCAGCATTGCCGCGATCTGGTAGCGGACGATGAGGAGTTAGACCACATCCTTAACGCTATGGCGTTTAAGATACAGCATCCTAACGTTAAGATAAACCATGCTATCCTGATCGGTGGTGATGAAGGCGTCGGTAAGGACAGTATGTTCCAGCCGTTCCTGTGGGCGCTGGGCGGTCAACACTGGCGCAACAGGTCAGTCATTGAGGCGGGCGGCTTAGACAGCCAGTGGGGCTATGCGCTTGAGGCTGAAGTTGTCATCCTGAACGAGTTAAAGGAACCAGAGGCGCGGGAGCGCAGGGCGATGGCTAACAAGCTGAAACCGCTCATTGCTGCACCGCCTGAAACGCTGACAGTCAACCGCAAGGGGATGCATCCTTACGAGTTGGTCAACCGCCTGATGGTGATTGCCTACACTAACGATCCGTTGCCTATCACGCTGCCGACACAGGATAGGCGCTGGTTCTGCGTGTGGACGCACGCGCCGCGTATGTCAGCCACCGCAGCGAACAAGCTATGGGCGTGGTATAAGAACGGCGGCTATGAGAAGTGCGCCGCTTGGCTGTGGCAGCGTGACGTGTCGCGGTTCAACCCTGCCGCTGCGCCGCCTGTCACCGAATGGAAGCTGAACATGGTCGAGCATGGCATGAGCGTAGCGGAAAGCTATCTTGTGGATATGATGCGCGAGAAGGCGGGCGTGTTTGCCAATGGCGTCATTGGTGGGCCTTTCCATCGCATCTGTGACGCGCTGGCGGTCAACGTGCCGGCTGGCGTGAAGATACCACAGGCGGCGCTCCTACACGCGCTCAAAGAGGCTGGCTGGGTTGACATGGGGCGCATCGCTTGCGTTGACCACCCAACTAAGAAACACATCTTTGCCGCGCCTGACGTGAAGAAACGGAACAAGTCCGACTTGCGCCGTTTGGCGGAAGACTTGCCTAAGTCGAGCATCATGCCAAACATAGGCAAGAATTGACAACCATTTGGTTGCAATGGTATGTGTTTAGGGTCGGCTATGCTCCGCTGACCTGATTAAACCCCCGGCGTCCTCACTCCGCCGGGGGTTTTTTATTGTGCTTCACCGCAGCCGTGTCACTGTCAGCGTCTTACCCTTGGAGCGCGTCATGTAGAAGCGATCCGTCCGCTCGTTTTGATTGTGTGCTGAGCGGCGCAGGATGTCTTTGTCGCGTTCGGTCGGTGTGTCGAAGACGCGAACCTCACCAACAGCCATTGCGTTTATGCCATGCTTAGATTTGCGTGTGTCAGAACCGAATGTCATCTATTTCCCATTCATAAATATCCCAGCCGAAGTTTTCGAACAGGAATTGGCGCAGGGTCACTGCGCTTTCTCCCTTATCTCAAGCCCACGGGCGTCCAGTGCGGCGAGGATTTCTTTCACATACTCTTCCGGCGTCCATTCGCCGCCTAACCACTCCACAATATCCACCAGCGGGTCAGGCTTTGGTTCAGGGGTAGGTTCCCAGATGATAATGTGCCGGAAAACTTTTGGAACCTCGTATGGCCTGAAATAAGCCCACACCGCATCATGCACCTCTTGCCGGAAGGCTTCGTGTCGTTCGATGGCGCGGCATAGGGCTTCGGTATAGGGGGAAACCTCGCGGCGCACTGCACGTTTGCCGCTTAGGTTGCGTTCGTTCAGCACTTCGCGCACCAGCGCCAGTGCTTTTTGTTCAATGTCGGTCATTCTGCTTTCCATTCTTTAGGGTAGGGGACTGCTCGGTAGCTGGTCATGTGAAGTCTGCCATCTTCGCCCCAATGTTCGGTTATGGTTGAGCCATCATCGTTCAGCAAAACGGCAAGGTCGCCATAAATACGCAGCGGCTTTCCCGTCTTGGGGTCGATGCGGTAGCGTATGTCGGCGGCGTCTATGAACCCGCCCTCCGGCCAAGGGTCGTCCCGCCATACTGGCCGTGCGGCGTGAACGTAGAATGGTATTTTGTCGGTCATTATCTTAACCTCGTTATGAATGTGACACCCTCAACAGTGCGGCACTTGAATGCCTTGCCGTTCCTGATGCCGTATTGCGAGACGTTGCGGCTGGTGCGCTTTGCATCGCCTCGCTTGGTGGCTGGCATAGTGCCAACTTCGCCAACCTCTAGCGTTCCCATTGGGTAAAACATCGGGCGGCTCATTTCAACAACCCCCGCGCTACGCAGGCTTGGCGCAGATGCTCCGGCCTAAACCCCCAGACCTTATAGACGCTGCCATAGGTCTGACAGATTAGCGACATATGCCGCTCATGGGCCTGCATTTCAGCCTTGAGGCGCTCGTGCTTCTTAAAGGCGCGGGCGGCTACCCGTAGCAGGTCAAGCTGCGGGTCAATGCCTTTTTCGTCATCATCGGCGGATGGGTCGATAACTTTCATCTCAAACATGGTTTAGGTTTCCTTTACAGTTCTATTGTTGTGGTGGGCTTAGGCCGGCGGTCGTTCAGTCGTGCCAGCCAGTAGGCTTGCTCAGGGCCATGCGATCGTGCGGCATGGTATTTGAACAACGCCCTAGCTAGGTCATCATATCCCTGTTGCTTGTGCGTCACGATCAGCGGCGACGGGGCCATAGGCTTTAGGTTGGGCCGATAGTCGCGCTGTCCTATGCAGGCGGCTTCTATGTCGCGCAGCGTCAGGTTAAGGTTCCGTTCCCTGTTGATGTATTGCATAACCGCCGACTTGTCGGTGATATAGCTGCATAGCTGCCGTATCTTGGCGCGTAGGTTCCTATCCATTGCGCTTGTCCTTTTTGACGTAGCGGCCCGTCTTTGGGTCGCGCAGGGTCGCGTGACGTTTCCAGTAAAGCAATTCGGCGCTATCGCGCAACCATGCCTTGCGCCAATGGCCGCAAGACTGTTGCGTCAGCCACAGGGCACATATTGATGCAGCTTGCGCGGCTAACAGCGCCACGATTGCTATTTCATATCGGTTCATTTTAATCCTCCAGTAGTAAAGTTAATAGGAACAGGGCGGCTCCAGCGATAACCGCTGTCATTCTGCCATATCGTCCAACAGGGCGTTATTTTCAGCCACTAGGCGGTCGTATAGTATTTGCAGTTGCTCTAGCTCTTCTTGGGCGTCTGTCAGCGCGCTCAGGCGCTCACCTAACACTAGGGCTAGGTCATTGTCGCAATAGCGCGCAGCTTCAGCCAGTGCGCTATCAGATAGCATTCTGAAATATGTGCGGTCTTGTGTCATTGGTTCAGTTTCCTTTCAATGTGTAGATGATTGACCATATCGCCAGCGCGCCAGCGCCAGCGAATAGGGTTAGGGCTGCGATATGCGCGATCATGCTACGTCTTCCTTTGGTTGGTATTGGCGCTCCATTTCGTCCGTCCATGCCTCCAACTGATATAGTTTCATCGCGTCAACGGGGACGATTTCTTCGTCGTCGGTGTAGAGGCTTGACCAGCAAGCATGAATTTCGTCATCGCCGCCTAGCGGGATGAAAAGCGTAAAGGGATAATCCTCTAGCCACAGGTAAACGTTGCCATTGTTAGGGTTTTCGGCAGCATGGCCATAGCCGGAAAGGTTCATGCCAAGGTCGCTGGCTTGGGTGATTAAAAGCGCAATCTTGCGGATTGCGTTCGCGCAGAGGTTTTCTTGAATTTCCATGTTGTTTGCTCCTATTGATTGTTTATGCGTAGCGGTTGGCGCGGTGTTGCGCCGCTAACTCGCGTTTGAATTGGCGGGTGTAACCGACGTTGAAGCGGCGTAGCGTTTGAAAGAGCGCGTCTACTTTACGCTTGGCCTCTTTCCAGCGCGGATCGGCTTTGACGCTATCGGGCGTCAACCCCATGATGCGCGGCGCATCGCCTGCCAATTCGTCGGTGAGCGCGTTAAGCGCGGCGGTTGCGTCGCGCAATTCGGCGGTGAGCGCATCGCGCCATTGCGTAGCTTTTGCAAATTCGCTCATGCTACGGCGCTCTTAAATGCGTTTATAACGTCTGCGCCGTTGCCAAGCGTAAACACATGAACGCGGCAATCAGTGCAACCCATGTCGGTTAGCTTTGCGATTACGCGTTGCGCTTGGTCCATGCTGGAGATGCCAGCCGTTTCACAGACTAGCAAAGCTTCGTCATCGCTGTGCGGTGGCTTACCCCAAATGATATATTCTTTGTTCATGGTGTCTCACTCCTATGTTGTGGGCGGCGCTAAGGCCGCCCGATTGTTTAAGCTGTCAATTCTTCCCACGATGGCAATTCCCAATAGTCTGACAGTTTCAACTTTCCATCAGGGCCAATAACAAGCAGCGGGCTTTCATCACCGCGTGTAGGATGTTCGTAAAACTTATGGCCAGCGACCATGCCCATAAGATAAGGCTTATTGGCTAAGAACGTTTTGGCTTTGTCAGATAGGGTAGGCATAGCAGTCGCTCCGTTGTTGATGCCCTCTTATCTACCCTCTTTGTCATAGTGTCAACAACAAAATGTGTTGCAGTAAATAAAGTTATCCACAAGTTTGTTGAGGGAAAAAGTTAGGCACTTTGTCGAAAAACATAGCCTAACTTTTGCCTAACTTTTGACTATTTTTGCCTAGCGCGATTTGGCGCGAAAATTCTGGGCGATCGACATGGGCGAAATAGTCATTTGTTGGGTAGTGTTTTCACCCCAAATTGCCTAGGAAAAAACGGCTCGTTTGCGCGGGTCTTAGAGGAAACTAGGCGTTCTAGGTAATGGATTGTATAGTCAGTAACAAAAAAGTATATAATTAACCTATATGGTTAGAATGTATACTTTCTAAGGATGACTTGTAATCCGATGACCCAGAACGCCTAGTTTTGTTAACAATTGTAAACTGGCTAGTTTGGCTAGTCACCACTCGCCCACGCAAATTGGCCACGCAATCGACTGTCGATTGCATAGCCTAGAACGCCCATGTTGCAGTGCAGCATAGCCAGCCAATGTGTTTTTTACTGACACCGATGTAAGCAGACAGTGAAAGGCCAACCCAAAATCTACGCAACAGAACAGAACCAGAACGCTGGCTGGCTGGAGGGGGGAGGGGTGGGGCCTTGGGCCGCGCGACTGTCACGGGCACCGTCCGCAAACAATTTTTATTTTTTAAAAATCTCACTGCACCAAAGCCTGTTGCATACCAACCACAACTCGATTAGTATGCGGCCCGATGACTTTCTACTCACTGCCATTCACACCAGAACGCACGCAAGCCACCGAGGCGCGGCTAGAGGCAATCTATGAAGCTGCCCGCTACGGCCTCAAGGGCGACAGTCTGGCTATGGCGGCTGGATTGACCCCGCGGCAGTTCCGCGTGCTGGCCGACGCAGACCCGCTGGTGGAGATGGCTGAGATCAAAGGTCGCAGCGATGGCGAATACACAGCGGCTAAGACCATGTACGAAGCGGCACGCGATGGCGACAGCAAGGCTGCGCTGGAAATACTCAAGCATCAATATGGTTGGGTAGCAAAACAGCAGATCGACGTGAACATCGACCAGCAGATCAGCGTAATTGCTGCCTTGGAAAAGGCGCAGTCGCGCGTCATTGAAGGGCTGTACACGGAAGCGCCCCAGTTAGAGAATAGGACATCAGATGCAGCAGCCGATATACAGCGCGCAGGACGAAATAGAGTTGATGGCGCGGTTATGGACGCCATCGATTAAAGACGATCCGCTGGCGTTTGTGCTGTTAGCCTTTCCGTGGGGCGAACCCGGCACACCGCTAGAAAAACACGCCGGCCCCCGCCGATGGCAGCGTGAAGTGCTGGGTTCCATACGTGACCATATTAAACAGAACAACGGCAAGATAGATTATGATACGTTTCGTCTTGCCGTTGCATCCGGACGCGGAATCGGCAAGTCGGCGTTGGTCAGTTGGTTAGTTATCTGGATGATGTCCACACGCATAGGTGGGTCTGTGATTGTTTCGGCCAACTCCGAAGCGCAGTTACGTTCAGTTACGTGGGCGGAAATCACAAAATGGTTGGCGATGGCTATTAACAGCCATTGGTATGAGATTGCGGCTACCCGTATTATGCCCGCCAAATGGTTAACTGAAATCGTAGAACGCGAACTCAAAAAAGGTACGCGTTATTGGTCGGTCGAGGGGCGCTTATGGTCTGAAGAAAACCCTGACGCATATGCAGGTTTGCACAACGAAGATGGTGTGCTGCTGATCTTTGACGAAGCCAGCGGTATCCCAGATAGCATCTGGTCTGTGTCTGATGGGTTCTTCACGGAGAACACGCCGCACCGTTTTCATGTCGCCTTTTCCAACCCGCGGCGCAACACTGGCTATTTCTACGAAACATTCCACAGCAAACGGGCGTTCTGGCAGACGCGCAACATCGACGCGCGTGAAGTCGAGGGTACAGACAAAAACCTGTACCAGCGCATCATCGACGAATATGGGCCAGACAGCTACCAAGCGCACGTCGAAGTCTTCGGTAAATTCCCCAGTGAAGGCGACGACCAGTTCATCGGCGTCAATCTGGTGGACGACGCAATGGCACGGCCCAAGCATAAGGATGAAACGGCTCCAATTGCTATCGGTGTTGACCCTGCGCGCTTTGGCGCTGACGCTACCGTCATCGCTGTGCGGCAGGGCCGTGACATTATCGCCATCAAGCGGCTGAAGGGCGCTGACACGATGGAAGTGGTCGGCCATGTCATCGAAGCGATAGAGGAATATAAGCCGGCGCTGGTCGTCATCGACGAAGGCGGGCTAGGCGCAGGCATTGTAGACCGGCTAAAAGAGCAGCGGTACAAGATACGCGGCGTGAACTTCGGCAATAAAGCCATGAAGCAGCTTATGTACGGCAACAAAAGGGCTGAAATGTGGGGTGCAATGCGAGAATGGCTGAAAACAGCCCACATACCCAACGATAGGTTCCTGAAAACGGACCTGATAAGCCCGAAGGTGAAGCCTGACAGCAAGGGGACGATCTTCCTCGAAAGCAAGAAAGATATGAAGTCGCGCGGGCTGGCCTCGCCAGACGCTGCGGACGCCATCGCAGTGACGTTTGCATTTCCTATCGCACACCGCGAAGCACGCGTTGACAAGCGACGCATGAGCAGTTATTCTCCACA